GTCTCAGTTAACTGAACAGCCGACTCATCACCGAAAGATCTTTTAACTTGCGCAAGAATATCTGCTACGTTCATATGATCTCCCTAAACTCTGAGTCATATTTTTTACCATTATGTTTCCAATAATTTTTCTCATTACCTAATGCAAATTCGCTAAATTCTCTGGCCTCGGACATCTGATCTATTTGTTCCTTCATTCTCATTAGATCTATAGCTTGATTATGAGCTAACATTCGTTGTAAAACATCTCCGTGCTTATTATCTGAATTTATCAACTTTTCTAAAATTGATACAGGAGTGTCAGTATGCGAAGCATACATAACTATACTGTTAATACGAGTATCAAAGATGCAGTACGGGTTAGCTTTATCATGTACAGAAGTACGCATATGCTCAGGTATCCATCTAAATTCTAAATTCGGATTGTAGTCTCGTACTAATTCAGCTAACCTATCAAATTCTTCACTTATCCAACGATCTACTACAGGAGGCACAGGAGTTGTCATGTAAGTATTCCTAACAATCTGTTAGTTTCACCGGCCGCAAAATAGAGATCTTGTAGAGTTTGTCCCTCGTATTCTACTTCTAATTTAGTTAATAATCTCAACTGTTCTTTGTCAGCTAAGCTGCCTGTCACAAAACCCTGACTAGCGAGCCCAGCGTATATCTGATCGGCTAAAGTGCCGTTCCCCAATAAGATGGGCTCCATAAAATCAGACCTCAGTTATCGCAGTCAGTACACCATGAGCATTACGACGATGGGTACCAAGTTCGCAATACTTATAGTAGTCAGCCCCGTAGGCATCGTAACGACCGTTAGCATCAGTAAACCGATACCAACGAGAACCATCACGATTCATAAAGCCCCAATCGCCAGCCTGATAAAGCTTTAGTTCGTTCTCAGCCATAAAGTACAGTCGGCTAGGCTGGCAATCATAGTCAGCAACAATAGGAATATCTTTTCCATCAACTGTGAATGCTAAACCTTTGTAACCACCAGCAAACTCTATAGTATTGACAATCTGACGAATACTAGAAAGCAAAGCAAAGTAAGCCCGCTGCACTCCCATTGAACAAAATCCTACTGTAGGCTCTCCACCACGCTCGCGTATACGGTGAACCATGGCAATCATACGAGCCTCAGTTAACGCGCCAGCAGTAGTATCAACATTACCTGTCCAAGTAGGATGAGTTATGTTGAACAGTGCTCCAGTACCGTCTCCATTAGGACCTATAACTATGTCTGCAAACCCAGTTTTCTCTTTACCACGGTTACCATTACGAGACATTGTCCAACCAGTTAGTGTTGCAGTCACTGCAGGGTCAAGAGTTATAGTAAAGGGACCAGGAGGAGCAGATATGTCAGTTATTCGTACGTTAGCATCCTGTAGCACGCCAGCACCGTTGTATATATCAACAAACATATCTATCTCAAGATACTGCTTGTTAGTAGTGATGAAAGTTGTAACAGTGCCGTTAGCTGTAGCTGTCGCAAGAATTCCAGCAGTAGTGCCGTAAACCTGACGGTTCGTATCTTTCTTAAGACCTTCCCTCATTCCATTAAGTTCTAAATCAATAGCACTTGCGAAAGCCTGAGGGTTAGTACTAGCTAATTCAAAAGTCTGTCCAGTCATTAACACAGGACCATACAGATATTTCAAGTTAACTCTAGCCGCCCTGTATCCCTGAGTACGGGGAGTCGGAAGCGGTTCCATTTCTCCACGAGCACCCATGCCATGGTTCCTAGAAACTCGCACAGGCCAAGTAGTATATTTACCGCCAACAGCGTCTTGCGTAACACCTTCACTAGTGCGCTCTACACGCATAATAGTTATGATAGTGGATTGGAGCTGATCACGTAACTTTTTTTCGTAAACCTCTTTAAGAATGTTATCCACCGTAGTCATGGTAGTAGTCATAAAAACTAACCTCTTTCTGATGCATTAAGCATTTGAACTATTAAATCTTTTGTACCTTTACTATCCAATTTCTGTGGATCTACTCCCGGTTTTGGAATAGGACCACCTGAACCTAGCAACATAGGTGCAGCCGACCTACCACGAATTTCAGAAACTAATTTGTTATAATCCGCCATAGCCTCATCGGGAGTCATACCAGCATGCAGCATTCTCATAACGATCTCTCGCTCAGGAAAATCACCATGCTTATCTTTAAGCATACTAAGTTCCTTTTCTAATGCTGCTTCCTGCTTCTTTTCTTCTGCTGAAGTAAGTTCTGATTGATGTTGTGCTACCACAATTTTACTTAGAGTATCAACAGTTTGCTGTAATTTTTGGTACGCAGGGTGCGTCTCTATATCTAGACTAGGAGTAGTAGTTCCATCATCACTAGGTTTAGATTCCTCAGCCATTTCTTTAACTTCCTCTGTAGATATACCTAGAAACTCTCCTAATCTTTGATACACCATTTGTGGATCTCGTTCAGCTACTGACATAAACTTGAAGGCAGTATCCGCATACTCTGGACTTATACCACTCTTTGCAAAATCTCTCCAGGGAGCATGCTCCTCTTGCAGTTTGTTGTAACTAGAATCCCACTCTTTTAAAACATTAGCTGCCTCAGTACGTTTCTCCTGAGGTATGTACTGTACTAAATCATTCCAAGCAGGATTGCCACCTTCAATTAAAGGAATACCAGAGGAAGGATCTCCTGGTTTAGGAACACCTACCTCTTCATCTTCCGGTCCGCCTCGTCCGTTTAGCTGTGCCCAATAGCCCTGGCTAAACCTATCCATACCCATTACTGACTCCTAATATCCGTTGGAAGTAGCCTGTGTTAAACGACGTTTCAATATGTCATCACTATATGGTCTTTTTTTCTTTTTTTTCTTCTTCTTTTCTTCTAACATAGGAGAAGCAGCATTTACATTCTTTACATAATCACTATAGTTAATAGTCATATCAGTCGTCTTCTGCCATCGGATTCAATTGCTCCCACAAGCCTTTACCAGGAGTCTGATAAAAAAATCCAGTAGAAGTGTTGAACCAAACAGTTCCATACGTTTCTTCTGTATCCGCAGGATCCTCTTCGGAAATGACAGGAGGAGGAAGTATAGCAACTAGTGAAACAACTCCTGTCCTAAGAGCTTCCCTAATACTAAATTCTTTATCATTTCTTGTCAAAGACTTCACTACATGTTCAGGAGTTTCAATCCTATTTATTAATATATAATCTAAATCATCATCCCGCATAGAGCTCAGCGGAGCTGTTTCCGGCATTGGATTCATTAAGTTCATTTCCCCCACCTTCGGGCATCATTTGTTCTGGCTGCTGTACCTGCCCATTATCCGAAGGAGGCTGTAATGGACTTGGCATGTTTCCTGGCATATCTAAGGACATGCCTTGTACCTGTGCTTGCATGTGTTCTCTAACATGCTCTTCAAACAATAATTTAACCTCAGGAGTTGCCATCTCGAATGCTTGTGATTTACGATATCTATTGTGGTATTCAATATGAAGTGCGTGGTTGTCATACGAATTTGTAGGTATAATAAGAGGAACTCGTAAAGGCTGACCTGTAGCTGTATCTATTCTCTGAATTTCTGGTCTCTGTTCCCATTCTTGTTTAACTCGAATCATATCTTCTTTAGTTGCTTTACTCATTTTAAGATTTTCACGTTGCGCGTGCCTAGCGTCTACCTGAACTTGTTCATAAATCTTATTTAACCCACCAATTTCAAGAACTTCAAGACCTTTTTCTGGAGGTATAAATCCCATCTTCATAAGATCCATAATATAAGCTTGCTTAGCTGCTTTAGATGTTGGAAGAGCAGAGCCTGCCTCTACTACTATATCTGTATTTCCTCTAAGATCAGATCCTCTAAATGCTAAGATATCAAACGAGTTATCCAATCCAACAGTACGAATTGTACGCTCTTCTTGCCAATAATCTTTTACATAGACAAGGCAGTGATGACCTAGTTTCTCAATACATTCTTCTAGCGAATCGTAATGTGGAGCTATCAAAGATTCATCTTGTTCTTGCAAATAGCTGATAGCTACAGCGGCAGTTACTCCAGGAGGAGTTTGTCCTTGACTAACTTCATGTTGTCCAGATAGATCAGCTATATCTGTATAGAGTCTACTAACTTCTTCTGTAACATAGGAAGGTAAATTCTGCATAGGCATAGGCTCTGGGCGTTGATATCCCATTTTATATTCAATTACGAGTCCTGGTTCTGACGTTATTTTACTGGTAACTATAGAGCCCTTCTCAGCACGCAACTGAGGTTTAGCCATAAGGTTCTTTGCTTCAATTATCTGTCCGCGAGTTCTATTGAGTTCTCTATTTAACGGTATCAGATCTTCAACAATAGATGCACTATAAAATTTTCCAGTAGGAATACCCTCTAGCTTGCTAAAAGGATATTGTCCATGACTGTAAGGCCAACCTTCAACCCCACGTAGAATCCTATTAGCAGCTATTGTAAAAACTCCACCTTCTGGCAATTCAGGCAGATATCCTGGTTTAACCCATACTTCTAGAACTATAACTGTATTGTCCTGTGATCCCGCATCAATACCCATAACGCGCAGCAATGACTCATCAACAACTTCTAACTCTTTACCGGATATTTCGACATCAAAATACTGTTTTACCCACTCTTTATGCATGACCTGAGCGTGAATAATACAAGGCTGCTCTTCTATTTCTTCTTGTTTTAAATCTTCTACGAATATATGGAAAGGAGTTATTGCCTGAACCTCTATATCTCCATCAACATTATTTAAAGTATCGCGTTTGGCGGGGTTCCACCAGTGTTTAATGAATGAAGTACCTGTAGTAGCCTGCCAGAAAACAGCTCGACGTATAGTTCTATTGAGCTTTAAATGTCTCCACAGATGAGTCCATATCTGCTCACCCGCTTGAGCCGCAAATATGTCTCTATCTTCAACAGAAGCTGGTATTATGTATGCGTTAGGCTGTTGAGATGTTAATCTAGATATTTCTTTTCTTACAACTTTTCGCACCTGATTTATTACTGGTCGAACTTTATAGTATGGAGCTTTAGGTACATGCAGCTTATATCTAGATGTTCCTGTTTCGTTTATAAAGCGCAGATAGTGCTGCCCAAAATAGAAAGCTAGATCTAAATACCACTGCTGCTCTTGCTTAGTACGATACTCTTGTGCTCGTTGGAATTTCTGCATTCCATCAGCAGCTAGTTTTTCTCTTAATTTAACTGCCGATTTATTTTTGTCCGTGAACATCCCTGTCGAATACTGCTCCAAAGTCTTCAAGTGCTGCTTGTCTGATGTCTGAGTCAAGGTCATCGAATTCAACACCTCCTAACGCTACTATTCGATCAGCCTCAGATTCGTCATCTCTGGGTGTGTACTCTTCTTTATCATCATCTTGCATCTCGGATGTCTGCAAGGCTAAGTATGTCCTTAGATCCCCGGCTTGAAGACGATTTAGTAGATTTTGTTGAGCTTCTAGAAGTAATTTTACTGTCGGATTTTCCTTCGTGTGAAGGTAAATTAGGTACGTGTTCATCGCTAGTACTGACATCACTATCACTATCAGTAACAGAAGAATCCACAAGTTCATTTATCTCATCCTTAAGGTGTCCTATAAGATCTAGTAGATTGTCCGCAGAAGTAGCTACTATATCTAATTCCTTATGTACACTGTTTATAATAGCAACTGCGGCTACAGGGGGATCTTCTTTCTCTTCCTCTTTAAGGATTCCAGTCAATCTAGCTATATTGAATAACTCAACAACACATAAATCACAAAGATAAATCACATGAAATACTTTAGGAGCTATTTGGATCTCAACACCTAGATCAACATACTTCCTTTCTAGGTTTTGAGAACCGCAAACACAACATTTCCCAGGAGCTAAAATCGGACCATTCTCTAGTACTTTCATTTTTGACTGTGCTATAGACACCTCTAGCTCCCTAAGGTAATCTGGATCAGTTTCCGTGGGCATCCTATTATACTTAATACGGAACTCATCTACAGTCAGCATCAGTAGATGTCCTTAAACAACCAATAGAAGGCTGTATACATAACTACAATAGTGCATATGCTGCCGAACATACAGCCATAAAGAAACTTCACGTAATCTCTCCAAAATCTAGATCTCGTATGTCTTGTGACAATGATAAAGGTGAATGCATAGTATCTTTGTCGACTCGCCAAGGAAAATCTTTTGGCCTAGTCTGTGTAAGAGAGAATTCTTGTATATTTAATGCTTCTGTATCTTCTCCTAAATCGGGTAAGAATTTGTATAGATACCCAACAGAGTCAGTACAGTGATTATCTTTATCAAGAGGTTCTTCTCTTTTGTTAGAAAGGTCTGCTATCTTAGAAGTTAGATAACGCTTCCAAGGTAACTTTCGGAGTTCCTTAATTAGATTAGGACAATCTTCTGTCATCAACCAGTAATTACGCATTAGATAATCATTCATTTTATCAATTTCAGAATTATCTTTGTGCTTCTTACTTGGCTTAATAGGTACGCCATGCATAGCATATTCAATCAACAAAGAGTGACCTGTTTGTTTACTTCGTTGTGACATAGACGGGTCACCAACATACGCAAACGGTTCTACGTCTAACTCTTTATTACGCTCTAGAACCACTTCTGAATGCATTCTAGCAGTCCATTCAGACCTGTAATGTTCACTGAATGTAACTACTCTTCCATCAGGAGATACTCCATGCCACAGCCATGCTGTGGGATTGTTAAATCCAGCGTCTACCGAACACCATACAATCCAATTCTTTGGAGGAACTCCACTACGTATAACATGCCTATCTTCGTCAAAACTCTTAAAAACTAAACCACCTCTAGGAACAAATTTACCTTCAATTCTAATTGTTTGTTCTTCCTCATCTAAATCTTCTTCGAGAGTCTTAATTCCTTCCTGCGATATATGTACATTGTCTTTGCTACTAATATAGAATACTTCTACATTTTTAGCCTTCTTTTCCATTAATTCACTATATACCCATGTATGAGTACCTGCAATTGAAGTAAGAGTTAACCAGTACTTTCCATTAAAGTCTATTAATCGAGCTTTAGATTCAATGAAGATATCTCTTGGACACTCCTCATCACACCAAAGAAAGTGTCTAGCAGTTCCCGCGAATGATTCTATATCCTGTCCGTGTGCCTTAATTTCTATTTTGCTACCATTACGCAACGTCAACAGATGCTTTCTCTTACTGTAAGAATCTTCCCAAGAACTATTAATGAGTTGACTAGGAGGGATCCATTGACTTAACTTAGGTAGTATTATCTGATCGCAACCATATTCAAAGTCAACAGTGATGATTCTACCAAATGTAGGAGGCTCAGGAACTTTTTGATGAGGATGTTTACCTGTAGCGAATCGTATACTTTCAATTGTACCGGCTACTGTTTTTCCACTCCTGTTAGAACCGTATAGTAATCTACCTATAGCGTTACTTTTATGAAATTCAGTTTGTCCACCGATGTTAGGTTCATAGCTGTGTATGTTAGGGTTCCTCGCTGCATTAGTTAGTCCTGTACCCACCGCCTGTATTAGTTCTGCTAAGGATGCCGTCACTGTCCTGCGCCTAATTCTCTCAACGCGTCAATACATTTTTGTACTTGAGATTGAGTTGGAGGGTTACTGGCAGTTATAGGAAAACTAACAGTCCGACCAACTAACGGTAATTTACTATTAACTCCATTATGTGTATGATCTCCAGCAGAAGCCTGATCGTGGCTAATTCCTAGCGAATGATGTTGTGCAGTTTGAGAAGAATCTTTATCCGATTTTGTATGCAGTATATTAACTTCTTTGGCACCCATAGGTTCTGTCATAAGGCTATCCAATACATTAAATTGTAAGTAAGGCTATCACCAGAGTTCCAAGCCCACGAAGCAGTATTGCCTAAAACTCCCCCACTTGTTTCTTTCTCCATTTTAATAGTGAATTCATCAGGAGGGTTAACAGCTGATAATTGACACACACCTACCATACTAGGTCCGCTAGGACTACCAGCGTCGAACACTCTAGCTGTTCCTATAATATCATTAAAAGCATCTGTATTTATTGCCGGAATAGGTAACTTAAATCTCCACTGAGTGCCTCCGCCAGCAATACCAGAGCCCGCCAAATTTATAGCTGCGCTAACAAAAGCTATTCCCATGTAGTTTATCCACACACCGTCAAGAACAGCTTCATCTCCAAAGTTGGGCGAATCCCCTAATGCCTCTACTATCGGGATGAAGGGTTGTAAAACACCTCCCCCAAACTTCTTATCAACCTCGTCCAGATTTAACACATGTAAACTAGGCCATTCTCTAAGCAAATCAGTTACTGCTGGATTCGCAACCATAGCAACATCTCCACAAAATTATATAGGATACGTAAAGCAGCACGATAGCCTATCACTTTGTGCTAATGTAAATGGATTAGTTGGATCCCATAAAGTACCAGATAACCTGGAGGTTCTAAATTGTACCATATTAGAGTTAACGAGTACAGGAATTAATAAAGTACTATTACCAGTTAAATCACTAGCGTCAGCTAAATCAGCCCACCCTATAGCCTGTAAAGTGTTAGCTAGTACAAATAGTGGATTAGGGGCTACAGGGAGATTAATTTCATAAGTTCCTACTCCAGCATTAAAACCAGTAGTTCCAGCTGATATTATTACCCAACCACACATTAAGAAATTACCTAGCTTAGCAAATTTACCTACAATACTACCACCAGTACCAAACGTAGGGTCTGCGCCCGCGCCAGAGGTAGTCCAAGCTAATCCAGGAAATGACACCTCTTCAAAATTGTGTAGCTCGTCTATCTTATTCATGTTACCTGAATTTTGATTTACCCAATTGTTGTCACGTATTATTTCTTTCAAGTCTGGTTTAATCAACGCAGAGTATTTAGTAGTTGTAGTCCCCATCAGATTATAGCCTTATAAAAGAATTGACCGTCTATACGATCAAAAGCCGCTAGTATGAAAGGAGCACTACTAGCCCCTGCATTCATTCGGTTATTAGCTCTAAGATTAAATTTCTCTAATGCGAACCCCGCATGTCTAGGAGAAAATCCGTCCATCGGCTGTATAGCAGCCAAGTATTGCTGGCCTGCTGAGTTATCCTCTAAGCGCGCTTGACCGATGACATGACTTGCTCCGTATGTACCAGTCACGTCGTGAAAACTTCCGTCTATAACAAATGGGAGTGTAACCTGATAAAACCCCGAACCCGCTGTTACGCCAGAACTTCCAGCTCTTATGCTGAAAAGGCCAAACACAAAGTCTCCAGGCAACACAGAATAAAAACCTAACTTTGTCGGACTAGAACCTAAGTTAGGGTTAGTAGTGACAGCCTGCAATTCAGGTACGTATGTCTGCATTTCCACAGCTGCAATAGCATTAGTAAGTATCAAGTTATTCTTGACAACTAGCTTATCATTCGCTTCTTCTGTATCGTCTACCCACAGTCTAGCTTTTTCAGTGCCGTCTGGTTTAATCAGACTAAGATTAGTTGTTAGTGTAACCCCCATTCTATATCGTTCCTCCTATGTTCTGAGCCCCGCGACTAGTGAAGATGTTACCTCTTTCAGCTGTCGAAATCGTAACTTTTGGTCCAGAGCCTATCATCCTATTATCGTTTACTGCATCTGCTTCTACTATCTCTTCTATAATACTATCTTCTATAAGGGTTTCTCCATCTACGATTATCGTGTTACTAACTCCGGGCGCAGCAGCCAATAAATCAGCACCTATACGTGACAACACTGCTGGATCTTTAACGTGCTTGACAATGATTTCGATTACCAGTTGAAGTAGTTTACTAACATCAGGAGTGTCCTGAGAACGGAATTCCCCTGTAGCTTCAAAGTAGTATTTCAGCGCATTGAAGTCACCTTTACGTACCAGTTTAGCGAACTCAGTAATAGCTTCTGGTCGCACGTTCTTGAGGTTCTTATCAGCTCGATCAGATACGAATTTCTGAAATTTAGGGTTGTCCAGCCACGCATAATATTGAGTGGGGTTTACACCTAATTCATCGAGCTTCTGCGCTATAGGACGTTCGTCTGCAAAATTAGCAACAGTCAAAGCAGCAGCATGTTGTATCGAAGTTAATTCACCATTAGTCTGAGCACCAGCTGTAATGTATGGAAGTCCTCTTCTATCTAAAGCTGCTATCACATTCCTATTCTGTAAGAATACGTTAATCTCAGAGACCGAATATCTTAGGTCTTTAGCCGCTTGTTCAGGAGAAGGGAAACCTGAGTTGTTTAAGAAATAGTATCTCTCGCAGTACGCTATATAGTTAAATTCTTTCCTACCCATCTTTTTCATTACAGGCTTCGGTTTGTACCTTCCTTTAAGTAGGTCTGTCATCTACAACTTCCTTATATTTATTTCCGGGGGCACCCACGCGCGCGCGCGTGTCTATAGGGTAGCGTATTGTACCATGCCCTGTCAATAGCCCCTGACCAGGCATTATACCCCGTACCAAGATCAACTTGTAATTAACTTCTAAAATTTTCAACTGTACACTAACCTATATAACTACAGGGCCGTTGTTTCGCCTTTAGGCGTCTAGGTATTTGGGATAGTTTAGGATAATTTAAGTTGAGTAATCTAGATTTAGTTAAAGTTCTTGAGATTTTTTGAGGTGTACATGTGCATGTATATGGGACCACTGCAACAAGTTGCATGGAGAAAACCTTGACAAGATGCTTAGATATCGACATATTTAACTATAGAACTATCGAGATGTTGAACTATAGAAATAGCGATATATCGAACTATAGTAATATAGACGAAGTCGTATTTTGGGCATGTCGTACTTGCCATATTGGATAGTATACTGTGGAGAGTGGAAATAATAGGTGAATATATGGATGTAACGATGAATTAAATGTGCAATTAAATAAATGGCAGTCCCTCCTAAGTACACATTATCCGAAAATACGATTATAGGAATTGGTCTTGTAATTAGCTTAATTGGGTTGATGAAGATTGGAATGAAATAAGAGACAATCACAAACGGAGTGAAGTGATTTTATTTCATTACAATCTTTATCTGTCCCTATGCCATCCGATTCCACTTTCCATTTCACTCCCATTCCACCCCCCGTAATGTCCATAGATGATCATGTGTTTCTGCTGGTCAGGGGGCATGAGTTGACATAACCACAGTGGACCTGGTAGGGTTCACCACATTGGATTCTTTCCAGTCCACAGTAAACAACGTCATGATCATTTCACCCGCCATTTCATCACTTTTAACCTTCACGCTCTGTAGTCAGTACCCTCTCGATATGTAGCCACCGGCCATTAGAATAGTGAGGAATGAGTTAGAGATGGATGAATTAGGGACTGAAATATATAGGCTATTAGCTCGTAATGATGAGATGGGAGTTAGTGCTATTGCTACAGCGCTGGAGTTGCCTGTAGCCACGGTACATAGATACATGAGTAAGCAAAATACGTTTATTAAGACTGTGCATAGGAAATGGAGATTGCCTATTGTAGATAGAGATTGGCCGTTGTTTGGAGATGAGACAGAACCAGAAAAAGAGGTACAGTCTATATTGGATAGTCCACAACAGAATACCGGTAAGATGTTGGAGTTGATAAGGTACTATGAGTCTGTTATGGACATAGCTAATAGGAGAGTGAGGTTCCTAAAGAGACTTGGACAAGAGGTATACAGAGATAGGTAAATATAGGAATATAGGAATGTCTGAGTGGACAAAGGCTGCATATTGAGATCAATGAATAATACGTTTGGTCAAATTTTTTGACCGAATAGCCTATAGACAACTAGCCGTTTGGGTATAGTGTTGTGAGTATGAAGGCGTGTCCAGACAGCAAAGGCGAAAGTGCAAGCCGCACTTTCGTACGTGTGGTGCTCGGGACGTAACCTGTTTTTTGACAATTGGATTTGTGTAGTGACCATATGGCAACTCATGCGTGTTCTTTTCCTACGCAAGAGAGGGGCTGTATCTGTCATGGTTAAGAAGACATCGTGGGTAATCACATATGCCAATAGGCCGTGTGATGTCGTGTATTCGGAACCGGTTATGAGAATGCTCGTAACCGCGCATGACCCCGTAAAGGTTGAGCGTGTTGTAACAGAATGGTCAGTGAGAACATTCACAGAACTATCCCGCACAGAGGTGCCTCTGGACTCTTTGAGGACAAAGAAAGAGACTCCGAACGTTTGGATTTTCGCCTGCACTTCGGGGGATGCGTACGACATCACGCAAACGGACGACCGCGTGAAGGACGGAGACGTTCTGATCGTTCCGAGTGAGGGAATCGTGGGTGTTATGGTCGAGGCATGGCCAACGGCAATGACATCGGAGAATGGGCAATTTCACAAGCTTTCTTCTGTATTCCTCCATGCGTCTCCTGTATCCGACAGTCCTACGTACACCAAATCGTTTGTGTTGGCTGCAGCGTACGTACGTAGCAAGCCGTACCAAACAGCCGAGAAAGGGCGGATGGTGTGGAAGCAACTCATCCGGATGAATGAGGAAGTCCTAGCTGAGAAACACAACGTTTTGATTTAGGTATTCATCGTATGAGTTGCTTTATGGTTACTACACAAAACCGGCAGTGATATGGTGACTCACAACCTGTGTTTAGGAAGGTGAGTCATGGCAACAGTTTTGGGAAGTAAAGGTAACCCAGCGTCTCACAGAATGGGCAACTCCAAGCTTAAGTCACGTAGGGCTAAGAGTTGGGCAGACGGACAGGCGAGGAAGCTTGCACGTCAGAAGTTGCAGAACAAGCGCGCTGAGATCAATAGGCAGCGTGTAGCTCTGGGCGAACGTACTACCTGGCAAGAGGCAAAGTTTATTGCGCGTCAGCGTAAGCTTGGCATCCTGGTAAATGAGACGACCGCTCCTGTGGGCCGTTTTCTTGACCACGCTGAGCGTAGCACTAAGTGCCAGTGCGAGCATGCCGACCATTTCGACGGCATGCACCACAAGTATCTTAGTGTCGAGGCAGGCACTAAGAAAGTTGCCTTTGTTGGCGCTGTGTGTGATCCGTGTTTCCGTAAGCATGCTTACGGCGCTGTGGCGTGAGTCATGGCAACAGTACGGCGCTACATATTTGTAAGTCATCATGCCAAGCAATCTCAAATGTGGGACATTCAACCGTACTACACAGTGAACGATGATAGTCCCTTGCGAATACTAGACCGTGATGGGCAACCATGGAACGTCTGGTATAGTCGATTTACGGATAGTGAGTCTGTATCCGCTTTCGACATGGCGCGCGCTGTGTTAGGTGTAAGACTATCAGCGGTTGACTATATGGACTACAGGATGTCGTCCGATGGAATAGTGTATTGGGATGATGATAGAAACGTATGTCTACAGGTCACCCACCTGTAGCTGAGTCCGTAATTGTGAGTCACTTTATGACTGCCGGTAAACGTCTATAGGAAAGAGGCATAATGATTGTCAACCATAGGTCATCGGCTCCTAAGCAGATGGAGTACACAATGGCAATGGGCAGAATTGAGAAAGTAGCCATTGAGGCCGCCGTCAATTCTGCTATAAAAATGCTATCGGTAGCCGAAATTAAGGATCCGACAATTGCTCAAATTGTCCTAGCTACTAGATCTATTGACTTATTGGCAATTTATAAAGCGTTGTTAATCGAATTAGCCAACCCTAATGAGTTGTGATGGACTGTACTAAAGCTAGTCGTAAAGCTCTTACTACTGTAGAGGTTAGAAACATAAGTGAATTTACAGTAGGGGCTGTCTGTACGTGTATGAAGACAGCCGTAAGCAACTCACTAGAGGGCTGTTTACAGATTCTCGATAGAAAGCACAAATTCCACGGACCAAAGAAAAGGGGAAAGCATAAGTAATGGATTGGGATAACGGAGACAAATGGCAACCATCCAAAAGACAACTAATGATCCTACTGTTTGTTGGATTAGTAATAATGGTTGTCGGTCTAGTGTTGGAAGGATGAGAAATTGCCTGAGAAAATGGCTTTAAGGGATGTCATGGAAATCGTATTGAATGCCAGTGAAGGGGTTAGTGAAATACATATCTGGCTATCAACCATCGACTTTTGGCACTTGTTGCTGATTTTGCGTGACGCAGGATCACAAGAGTCATCCCTACTGGCAGACACAGAGACATGGTCGCGTGACATGCTCACGAGGCTAGCGGAAAGATACGGAAACAATCTTGCGGAATGAGTTGACAATCCGCTCTAATCCGTGAGACACTTGACAGGTAGGGGACACCAGGTCCCCAGAGGGAAAGGTACGATCATGGCAAACGCAGTCAAGGCACAGACTTCCAAGCCTGCGCCCAAGCCTGAGACCACCGTTGGCAACGACCGCGTGTGGTTCGATGGTAACTACATTCTGGCTGGTGTCTTTTCGGACTACCAAAAGGTAGTCGAAAAGATCCGGGAGCACAACGATAAGTACAGCGGAAAGGTAATCGACGAAAACGCCTACACTCCGTCTAAGGCAATGCGTGAAGCCAAGGACGCACGCGAGAGTGACAATCGGGCGGAAGCTCTTTTGTCCGCCTGGGAAGCTGCGAATGATGCGGTTGCGGATGCCAAGCTGGCAATCGCTCGTTACATGAGCGATAAGACTGGTAAGTCTCTTGCTGCGGATCTAGCAAAGCCTGATGACGAAGAGTTGAAGGCATTGCGTGAGGATAGGCGTCACGCGGTTGCACTCGCAACTTCCCTCGCAACTCTTGCGGACTTCACTCGGAACGAATCCGCAAAGTCCGAGGTTACGGATGCGCTGGAGGCTTTCCCACTTCCCTCTATTGGTGGCAGTGCGGACGCCACTTCCGGATGGGTTGCTACTAGGGAGAATGCGAGCACTCCGAAGTATCGCACGATCGTGACAGCGACTGTCAACGGAACCGAGAAATTTAAGGTCAACGGATTCACGGCAGCTACGAATAGTGCGAGATCTCTGCACTCCCGCGCAAACGGACCGGCCGCTAAGGACTTCCGTAAGGCATGGGAGGATGCCGGCAACCGGCCTGGTAAGACTGTCCAGTCTGTTGTCACGTTCACTCACGAAAACGTGACTTACGCAATCACAGAGGCACCGAAGAAGAGTTGACCCACCAGGTCATCTAGAAAACCCCTAGAGCTTTAGAGCTCTAGGGGTTTTCTTTTGTCTTTAATCCATTGATGTTTGTCGATTTTCGCCTGGAAAATATACGTCTTGCACTTTCACTTTTCCAAGTACAGATCGACTCCTGTTGACATTCACTTATTTTTGTGGTATAATAGGGTAACGACAAAAACCACGAATGGACTGATATGGAAAATTTTAAGAACATTCGAGTCGCGAAATTCCTAGAAAGCTGCAAACCTGTTAATGACGGATGGACAGAAGTAAGAAAAGCATTTAGATTTGGGGACAAAGTTTTCCTCGTAACAGATAATTTTCCTCACTGGTTCGCCAGTGATGTGACAGAATGGTTGAAGGGTATAGGTGTAGAGACATTTAATATCGAAGTGCAAGTCTCCATCGGGCTAATCAATCCTCCCCTTCCTAAAGGCAATAAAGTTGCCTTTCAAAACTATCGTGAATTTCTTCCGTAATCTAGAAAGGAAAATACAATGGGACGCATGGTTACCATTTTGTCGCCTAGCGCAAAGCGCTATGCCGCAAGAATCGACGCAAACATCGAAATGGGTAAGGGACGTTATTCTTGGCGTTTGATTACTTCTGATGCTCGTATCCCGCAAATGCGAGACGGAGAATTCATTCTGTGGATGTCTTACATCCGTATTCCTTGGATTTTCACTCTCCCAACGTATCCGCTAGTCAATCTTATCTCAGACAAGGAAGCGAGGGGCATGTTTGAACTACGTACTAGCCTGCTTCGTAAGGAAGCGCAGCTTAGGCAGCCTATCATCCCAAAGCAAAGCAAAGAAAGGGTGACGACAAATGGAACGCATCGTTGAGCTGCCATCACACAAAGAAATTACAGAGGCACTTTCTCTCCATAAGTCACTACCCTATCTTAGCGGAGCGTGGCATTGTCAGTGTGGTTGTATAGCTCCTAGATGGGAGGGCATGGCTGCTCATTTAGCATCAGTTGTTGAAAGAGTTGCCTGTAGTACACAGGATCACCATTTTGTTGCCCAAAAGTTAGAGCTTAGCTGACGGGTGAATATCGTAGATAACTTTTGTTGTCTACGGTATTGACCTGTTAGAATTGAGAAAGGAGAAAAGTGGAGAATCTAGTGAGTAAAGATGTGTCAGAAAGAAAAAAAGTAGCAGAAATACATGATCAAGTTGATCGAGAAGTAGCTCACAAGTTGATTAATGAATTCATCTCTGAAAGAGAGGAGAAACGCCTTACCAGAGAAGCGAAAACAGAAGTAGATGAACAAGGCAAATGGCATTTAACGCTGTGTGTTAATGAGCCTGCAAAGAAATTGGACATCTTGTTTGATCTACTATTTGATATAGCTTCTTTAGTTTTTGACGACACAAACATAGATGTCTTTAGTGAACATTGTTCTTGCGACTCAGTCGATACAGAGAACTAAGCTTCATCCCCCTGTAGCTCAGTGGCCAGAGCTGCTGACTTTTAATCAGTAGGCCGTAGGTTCGAATCCTACCAGGGGGACGCTATAGAAAGGTAGGCGCACAATGAGTAGCATTAGAGTTTTAGGAGAGATTGCTGTTGAGCGTACAAAACAAAACATTAAATGGGGTGAACAAAATCACTTAGATGGTACTGGTCGTCCTGGAGATGTTGAAGAAGCTATTCGTTTACGTGCTAAATGCAAATCCAATAAGCTATTTGAAGATAATTGGCGAGACATATTAGCTGAAGAAGTTGCCGAAACATTTGCTGAAGTAGAGTTCCAAAAAATACGTAATGAGCTTATTCAAGTTGCTGCGGTAGCTACAGCATGGATTGAGGCAATCGATCGAAGAAAAAATAAACAAGAAAAAACTAAATGAAAATAAGGGCGGATGTATATTTTCTATATAGAAAGAAGGTGAGCTAGATGTTGAAGAGAGTAGAAAGCAAAGAAACTGTTAATTACTTCTTGAGCAAAATAAACTATGCACTTTTATCCACAAACGCTACTCATGCTAAGACTTTCACTACTGCTTTAGTTCTTTCAAAAGAATGGAATAGACGACTAACAGTTAAAAAGCACCATGGTTTCTGGGCTATCGGTAATGAAGACGGTGATATTTTCATTACTGATAGAAAGGATTGCTAATGTGGATAGGACTTTTAGTTTCTATTAGTACGTTTATTTATATTGGCTGGATT